TTTACCAAAATCTTCTCTTCGTCCATCTTGTACATGAAGTAGCCGGACGATATCTGTCTCAGCCTCACGAAGTTGTTGTCTATCTCAGTCTTGTTACCTTTGGCCTGTATCATCCCTTGAACTGCCTGTCTGTAGTAGTCGCCGTTCTCCCAAGGCAACGTTATGTGAATCATCTTCTTGCTCACTGGTGGCAGACTGACCATCTCAGACGCTTCGTAGCGTATGGATTTGTTAGCTATTAGCTCATTCAACAGTTCCGATTTGCTCTTGTCAAAGATGAACTCGTATGCTCCCCAGTAGTTTATCTTGGTCTTGAAGAAGGCGTTTCTGTACAACGTTATGTTGTGACCTAACGTCTCACCCTCATCTATGATCTTGAACTGCGCCCATAAGTCCATAGGGTCACGACCCATAGGAGTACCAGTAAGACCGTATCTGAATTCGTATCTTCTGGATATCATGTAGCAGAGTTTGAAGGTCAAGGTGTTTCTATTCTTTGCCATATGTATCTCGTCAAAGACTACCGAGTCGAACTTTCTGGCAAACTCTTGTACCAGAGAAGGTATAGGCATAAATCTATTCTCGACGTGATCTGTGGTCATGGCCATTAGACCTGCATAGTTTATTATAGCTATGCCATCTTCAAAGCCATCCAGTTTATTCAGACGTTCGTTCTTATGTCCAGTAAGCTCTAAGTACGGGATGTTGGAGTGTGTCTCGATCTGCTCTGCAAAATCAGATATGTTTACTGGAGACGGCACTACCACCAACGTTCTCTTTATTCTTCCCTTCAATCTGTGGTAGTTTAGCGTGTCCAGAACTATCTTGCTCTTTCCGCCGCCCATGTCTAGAAGAAACAGGAACTGCCTGTTGTATATGCCAAGAAGAAGTGATGCTAATTGATAGTCACGTGGCTTAGTTTTGAATCTTAACTTGGGTGCTATATCGTGTAACTCTTCTAACATGTCCTTCTCGGATAGAGTCTTGATCCATCGCCAGTCCTCTCGTTCCTTGTTAAGAAAATCTCTTATGGCAGATACAGCTATTGTCATCTTGTACCTCTAGACGTTAGTGCGGCTAACATGTTACCATATTCTACTCTATTGAGTCGAGTAGATTGTAGACAGAACTGACCTATGCCGTAGTTCTGTGACAGGAGAATTATATCGCCTCTTCTATCGTTACGTGCTTTGTCTACGTACAGACGTGCCAGTCCTCTCTCTAATTCTGCAGCTGTCTGATTGTAGGTTATAACGTTGTCTGCTATGGCTACTTTTGAAAAGTCTTCGGCAAGATTTTTTCTGGTGAGAAGCCTGATTCCATCTCCCTCTCCAGCTCTGTTAGCCTGTGAGGCAGTAACTATTGCTATACCATATTGAACTGCCAAGCCTCTGAGGTCTTTGTATATCTTGCCGGTGTCTACTCTCAAATGTGCTGAGTCTATGTGCATAAGATCGGCGTAGTCTATTATAAGCAAGTCAGGGAATATGTGATAGAACGTGGACAGATTCTCCAAATACGCCTTGAGCATCTCCATAGTTAGCTGACCTGTAGGAAACTGCTTGATGATCAGCTTGTTTATGAATCTGGTTCTTTCAAGTTTGTCCACCAGAACTCTTTCTATGTTGGGTTGTTGAAAATGTTTTAGCTGTTCGATACGGCGTGGTTCAAGGTCTCTTATAACACCGTCTTCGTTGAACACTAGGTTGGTGTTAAATGTCTCTGATGAACTCTTGGATACAGCAAAGAGTGATTGAATCAACCTCATGCTTATCTTGTCCTGACTCATCTCCAACGTTATGTATACCACAACCGTTCGTTGAAGCAGGTTCATCTTAGCACAGTGTATCATTGCCCACGACTTGCCATATCCAGGCAGTGCTACAAATACGTAGAGTTCCCCACGAGCAGGAGATATTCCAAGCTCGTCCAGTTGTTCTATGCCAGATGAGAACAGATGATCTTCATGATGAAGAAAGGCCAGAGTAGAGCGCGGATTACCAAAGAAGATGCCCGGTTCAAACGTGTTTACTCTGACCTGCCCCAGCTTGCTTAACTCCATTTCTGCTGCATCAAGTCGATCTGCCTGGTAAAACTCAACCGCCTTCTTAACGTGCTTCTTAAATTCCTGTGATCTGACGAAGGTTTCAAGCTCACCCATTACGTACACAGGGTTCACTCTCTCCTTATATTCACTCAACGCTTCGATTATGGTTCGATAGTCACGTGACAGTTTGCCTTTCTTAGACAGTTTCTTTTCCAGAACGTCTGGAAGATGTTCTGCTACAGGACGGTTGTACTTACGATGATATTTTATAGCCGACTTGGCTATGTCGGCATATATCTCGTTATCAAACTGCTCGTGACTGACGTTATTTACAATTGCCGGTGCGTGTTCCGCGTTGAAGCACAAGAGAGTAAGAACGTTCTCTTGTAACGCACTACCCATGTCAGACATCCTTAGCCCCCTATGAACTCAAAAGCATCGTGCATATGTTTTTGAATATCTATACCATCCTTGGACAAAATTCGTATCATCTCACGTTCGTTGTACGAACATCTGCTTAGTTTTTCTGGTAGTGTTACATCGTCGTGATACGGAAGTTTGATAAGTTTGATATAAAGGTCTAGCTCTGTCTTGTGTTCCTTGTATAGTTTATCATATCTGGCATCGTCTCGTACTATGGCAGGTGCAGTAGTCTTACCAATGCCTCGTATTCCTGGTACGGCGTTGTGCGTACCTACCATTGCTAAGTACTTGACGAATTGAGTTGTGGTTAAACCATCGAACTCTTCCAGAAATCTTTCTCTGTCGTAGTTCACGACCTTGCCCTTGTACTTTCTTCTGAGGCAGACTCGTCTGTCCCTCAAAAGTTGGATAAGATCGCTGTCCGTGCTATCTATAATTATCTTGTCGAATTCTTTCTTGTACTGGTTTATTGCTATAGCTATTAGATCATCTGCTTCAAGGCCTTTAACGGCTATAACTGGAAGATGTAATGACTTCAGCACCTTGTCCAGCAGAGCCTTGTTGTAGCTTATAATTTCTATTCGTTCCGGTGTATTGTTCTTGCTTCTTCTGGCTTTATACTCGTGGTAAATCTTTTCTCTCTCGTAGGGCCTGGAATCTACAAGAGCTATCAGACGTTCTGGTCTAACGGCGTTTACGGTCTCACACAACTGTTTTATAAATCCATAGGCACCCCCAATCGGGATGTCGTTCAGATCGGACGTCAGTGTCATGTTCGCGTTTAGCGCCTTATAGAACAAGTTGTTGAAGTCCACCAGCAATAGATTCATTCAAATCTCCGTTAAGATGTTATAATAAGTTTTATAATATAAAGTATCATAAAACGAATTGAAAGTCAAAAGTAAAATTAGTCTAATAAATCTGAGATAGTTAGACAGTCAAACATGGCGATACTCTGGATGCTGCTACGTATCTATAGTCAATGTTGGTACATGTCTATTCGAGTCAATCTTCGAGTTCTTCGAGGTTCTGCATGTCCGCCTGTATCACTGCAAGCACTAGAACTGGGTTATTTATGTAACCCGGAAACGACTTATCAAATATGCTTGGGAAGCTCTCGTGTGAGTTTAGTACGGTACGTAGATTAACAGGTATAGGTGAGCGTGACAGTGAGTTTATAGTAAGCTCGACATACAAGAAGTAAATTTTGCTACGTTCTGGTCGGGTGGGCCGCCGCCCCAGTACCCTTCTCAGAAACTTATCAAGAAAGGACTGTGTTTCGTTTAACTTGTTATATACGTGCTTCATTTTCTTGTTGGTCTTTATAACTCCCAAAGGTGGTAACTCTTGACTGAGAATATTCATGAACTGCGCTGATAAGGCCGTGTAAAAGAGAGTTACAAGAGTTGGTGATTCTTTTAGCTCTTTTGTTTTACCTGACAAGAGAAGGTCAATTTTAGCTTTTTCAGCTTTTAATTCGTTTACACTCATACGCGTAAGATCACGCTCACGCTTGGTGTCAAGATCAGATGTGTTTATGGTTACATATTCTTTAGCTACCTTCTTTTTTCTCATAAGAGATACCTCTTTTGTTTTTATGTTCATTTTTCTTTTGCTGTGCTAGACTACGTTAAATTCTTATTCAACAAAAAACTCCCGTTTTCTTTAGAAACA